ATATTATAGAGACAGTGAAAATGCAGATGATGCAGATACTCAAAATCATGGAGAACCTAGATTTGTTATTAAGTCTCCTGACAATAGAAAGTTTGGATTAAGTCCAATACCTGACAAGGTTTATAATGTACACTTTTATGCTTTTGTAAGACCGACTGCATTATCAGCTTATGATGATACAATCACTTTACCAGAGCAATACAGTAATATAATAACAGCTAGAGTTCGTTATTACGTTTGGCAGTTTAAAGAAAGCCCACAACAAGCAGCTTTCGCATTGGATGATTATAAAAAAGGTATGAAGAGTATGAAATCAAACCTAATGAATCCAGCTCCAAAGTATATGACAGACGATAGAACTTACTTCTAATTTATGGCACGTTCACAACCTTATACTGTTGCATGTAACGGTGGTTTAATTAAATCAGCTAACTCAATTGATTTACTTAAAAGCCCCGGAGTTGCAAGAGAGCTTAGAAACTTTGAAGTCTCTATAGAAGGTGGATATAGACGTATCAATGGTTTTGAAAAGTTTGGTGGCTCAAGTGCTACACAACCTACAGGAAGCACAACAAATATACTTGGTGTTACTACTTATGCAGATGGTGTAGTAGCTACAGCAGGTACTAATATTTATTTTAGTCAAGATGGAATTACTTGGTTACAAATAAATAAATTATCAGCAGGTGGTGGAGACGATTACGCAACCTTTACAGGTAAGTCAGCTACTGCAAGAACTGGACAAGGACAATGTCAGTTTGTAGTATTTGAAGGTGCAACATTTGATTATGGTGAAGTAATTATAGCTGATGGTGCTAATAAGCTTTGGTCTTTTAGAATGGAAGGCACAGGAGCATTAAATACTAGAACATTTTTTACAAGTGAAATAACTGTAGACGGTACTAATGGTGTAAAGTATATAGCTATACACGACCATCATTTAATTGCTGCTGGTGTAGAAAATAATTTAAGCACAGTATATTATAGTGTTTATAATGACCCTGATAACTTTACAGGTACTGGTGCAGGTTCTGTAACTATATCAGACCAAATACAAGGCATTAAAGGATTTAGAACAGACTTAATAGTCTTTGCAGAAAATAGCATACATAAATTAATTAATATTAACGATAGTGCTAATATACGTATTGACCCTATAACAGAAAACGTAGGTTGTTTAAGTGGTTATAGTATTCAAGAGATTGGTGGTGACTTAATATTTTTAGCACCGGATGGATTAAGAACAGTAGCTGGTACAGCAAGAATTGGTGACGTTGAGTTAGGAACTGTTAGTAAAGCTATACAACCTTTAATAACAAACTTGACAGAATCGATAAATAGCTATATAATATCTAGTATAGTCTTGAGAGAAAAATCTCAATACAGATTATTCTACACAGATACTACAAAAAATAATAGTGAACAAAGAGGTATCATAGGAACGCTAAGACCAGATGGATTTCAGTGGTCAGAAACAAGAGGCATTGAATCAACAGAAATAGGTTCTGGATTTAATGAAAACGGTGTTGAAGAATATTATCATGGTGATACTAACGGTTATGTATATATTCATGATTCAGGTAATGACTTTGATGGCTCTAACATCTTAGCAAGATATGCAACACCAGATTATGACTATGGTGATTTAGGAACTTTAAAAACTTTACACTATATGAGAGTCTCTGCAAGTGCTGAAGGTGTCGTAGAACCTGACGTACAAGTTAGATTTGAATACGGTAATACGGATTTACCACAACCTCCTGAACTATTTGATTTAGGAGTTATAGACCCACCGTCTATATTTGGTGAAGCTTTATTTGGTGTTAATGTTTTTGGTGGAGCAGAGAATCCTATGATTAGAGTAGCACTACAAGGAAGTGGAACAAGTAATAATTTTACATTTATAAGTGAGGACAACAAAGCTCCATATACTATTAACGGTTTATATGTAGACTTTATACCTTCAGGCAGGAGATAAAAACAAATGGCAATAACAAAAGTAACAAGAACTCTTTTAAGTACGGGTATTGTAGATAATAGTAATGCTACAGCTATAACTATTGATAGTAGTGAGAACTCAACTTTTTCTAATTCTATAATATTTTCCGATTCATCTTACTCTGCTGCATATTCTATAAGGCGTAATTCAGATGCTTTAATATTAAGTGGTGGAACATCAGGTTATTATTTTAATAGAAGTGATAATAGTGCAACAGATTTATATATTGATGGCTCAGGCAACGTTGGAATTGGAAACTCCAACCCCTCTGCATTTAACTCATTAGGCGCTACAGATAAATTAGTCATCGGTGACAGCACTGATTCAAACCTTACGTTGTTTAGTACTACTTATGGCTCTTTAGCCTTTGCTGACTCTGATACTTCTAGTTCTACAGCACAGTATGCAGGTCTTATTCAGTACTATCACGCTGATAACTCTATGCAGTTCCTTACGGACTCAACAGAAAGAATGCGTATTGATGCTTCAGGCAACCTTGCCGTTGCTAACGGTAATCAAACAGCGGCTAATGTTTCTTCTCGCATTATGTTTGGAAATAAAGGTACGTTTACTGACTCTGGCGTAGGAAGAGCGGAAATCTGTGGCGTGTCAGAGGGCGCTCTTTGGTATTCAGGGACTGCTTTAGCATTTTACACAAACCCCGGTCCAGATGTTACAGGCACAACGCCAGTAGAACGTATGCGTATTGATTCTTCAGGCAACGTGTTGGTGGGTACTACATCTGCAATTTTATCTGCATCAGGTCGTGGAAATATTACGATTAATGGTTCAAGTGATTCAATATTAAACCTTGGTGTTGGCGGTAGTCAAGCAGGATATTTATATCATAATGGAACTGCTTTAAACTTAATAAATACTATAAATGGAGAGTTGAAGTTTTTTACCAATGACTTAGAAAAAATGAGAATAGACTCATCAGGGCGAGTTGGTATAGCACAGGATGCACCAGGAGATTTCAACGCTGCTGCTGATGATTTAGTTATTGGTAATAGTGGTGGAGATTTTGGTATGACCATTAGAACTGGTACTTCTAGTAATGGTTCAATACATTTTGCTGATGGAACAACTGGAGATGGACCAAATAGAGGTATTATTACCTACGACCATTCTGATGACCATATGCAGTTCAATGTAGCAGCAGCAGAAGTTATGCGTATTAATTCTTCAGGCAACGTTGGAATTGGAGAAACTTCAATTACTGCAAGATTACACATTAAAGCAAATGGTGATACTACAACTCCATGTACAATAAATAATACTGCTGCTGGTGCTGATGCTAGAAACCAAATTCAATTTAGAAGAAGTGGTACTATCGTTGGCTCGATTACAAGCACTGCTAGTGCAACAGCTTTTAACACATCTTCAGACGCTAGACTTAAAGACGTAACTGGCGAAGCTAGAGGTTTAGAAGTTATTAACGAACTTAACCCAGTAGCTTATAACTGGAAAGAATCAGGACAGGCTGACGAAGGTCTTATAGCTCAAGAAGTGTTAGACATAGTGCCTAACGCTGTATCAGGTTCTGAAGAAGATATGTATCAAATGGATTACAGTAAATTGGTAGTTCATCTTGTAAAAGGAATGAAAGAACAACAAACACAGATTGATGCCTTACAATCTGAAATTAACTTACTTAAAGGAGAATAATTATGGCAATAGGATATACTTGGGACGTTTCAACAGTTGATACTTACCCAACACTAGAAAGTAATGCAGACGTTGTTTATAACGTGCATTGGAGATTAACCGCAGAAGATGATGCTAATCAGGATGCTGATGGCAACAACTGGACTGCTACATCATACGGAACTCAATCTGTAGATACTTCAGACTTGTCAAGCTTTACAGCTTTTGCAGATTTATCTGCTTCAGACGTTCAAGGCTGGGTTGAAACAGCTATGGGTGCTGATGCAGTTCAAAGTCTTAAAGACGGTTTAGATGCTCAAATCGCTGCAAAGATCAATCCCACATCTGTTACTAAAACTATAGGAT